TCTTGTACTTCTTCCAAGTCTTCGAGGAACTTACTTGTATCAAGTCGTACCTTGATGGTCATATCCGCCATTATGATTGCCTTCCTGCATATCACTTTCAAACTGTTGAGCATGTGCATTAAACGGGTCGGTCAAGAAGTTCGTAGGAGGCACAAACGAGCCTGAACGTGTATGATGTCCATCATTAACCCACACTGCATAGTCAGCATCATAGGTGATGGTGCCCTGCATCGGCTGAATGTCTACAGAGCCGCTATCACGCAAGTCACCTGTCAGCACTGGTACAATGTCTTGCGAGTCGTCAAATGTGCCTTGCGTGTGCGTCTCAATGACCTGCTGTACCTCTTGCTGCATTTGTGCATTGAGGTTATCTAGTCCACTGATAGCCGCTTCCAGGCCGTTGAGCGTCATGCTAATGCTCATGCATCACCTCGTATACCAATCATCAGCCGCATTTGACGAAGCACACGGTCTAGCTCTTTGCGAACCTCTTGACGAATGAGAAAGCGAAGACGATCTTCATCATACTGACTGACTTTCTCTTGTACTTCTTCCAAGTCTTCGAGGAACTTACTTGTATCAAGTCGTACCTTGATGGTCATATCCGCCATTATGATTGCCTTCCTAACTCGTCATAGGTCACGTAGACTTTGGTCATCACGCCGTACGTATCGAGTTCCGTTGGTTCCAGCGCGCGATACACCACGCCCTGGACACGCATTTTTTGTGCATCAGCGACGATTGTCCCCCGTGGCAAGAGGATCATCTTGACCGTAACACCAATCAACTGCTGGTCATCGACCATCGACTTCGGCAGCTTCGGAGCCTCGATAAGCGTACATGGCGATGTGGACGTGACTGCCAACGAGCCTGACGTTTGACCACCTTGCGAGTCTTGCGTGACCGTTGCTGCTAAAAACTGGCACGTATCGGTCATCACAAAGCCTTGTACATCGGATGCAAGTCCTTCCAGGTCAAGCTCGCTGAGAAAGTTCATCAGAACCAGCCTCCACCGTAATCCACAAGATACGGTAAATCAGGCTCTAAGAAATCGAGTTCTACGCGTCCGAATTGCATACTTTGTGTTGAACCAACACCGTAGCCAAGTGCCGCACACTCTTTCTCAGCCTCTTCCATCAACATCTGTACTTGCTTAAATGCTTGTGAGCGCATCGCATTTAAGCTACCAGCAATTTGCACGTCAAACTTGGTGGACAGCGCACGCGAGAAGCGTTTGAGCGCGTAGTAGTGCAAGAGTGCGAGATAGCCTGTAATCTGTGCTTGTGGCACATCCCAGGTCGGTACATCGGTTTCTTGCACGCCTAATTGCCGTAACGCCATATCTATCGCAAATGTGTATGCAGTGGTGACTTGTCCAGCGTCGAATTGCACACTGGTCACAAGTTCTGCATACTCATTCGTCAAGATGTCGAGTGCGGCTGTCCTGTTCATTTACTTCTGCGCCTTGCTGTCGTCGCTCGGCTTGTTGTCTTTGCTGGTGTCCTTGATAGGAGTGCCGTTTGCATCAACAAGATCGCCGTTTGCGTTCAGGTATCTTCCACCTGGAACGGTTTCATTGATATCGAGTTCGTTTGCCATCATTTCACCTCACAACGTTAGATTACAGTGACCATGCCGAAGGAGCCTGATAGGTTGTATGATTACAGTCGAGACATGCGCCGTTGGTTCTCTCATACACGCCGATACCGTATTCACGCTCCATGTAGGTTGCTTGCAGTGGATACGATGCATTTTGCGCGGCAATGCGGAGGATGCCACGACTCGTCCCAGCCGTAGGGCGTGTACGAATACGCAGTGGCTTGGGCGCGGCAGTGTTGAACGCGAACCAGTAGCCAGCAGGAACCCACGGTTTAATCCACACTTCGGCCTGTCCAAAGATGCCTATTGCGCGGTTGTAGATGTCTAAGACATCCAACGGCACGCCGAGCGCATTGTTCTGATTGACAGACGGTGTGATACGAGCATCCCAGTACGGATTAAAGCCAGAGAATGCGCGTACAGTTGCTTCTGAACCACGATCTATATACACGCGAACACTCCCATTGCGGTAGTGCTCCACGACATTCGTGATAAGTGCCTGTAGTTCTGATGCAGCAGGATTGCCAGCACTCGCCACAGCCGAGTAGTGTGTATGTGTGCTGGGGTTAAAGGTGTTGCCAAATGCATCAGGCTTGATGTATGCACCGTCTGCATTGAGCAAGGCACGCAGGGGAAGGGTGATGTTATCGACAAACCGATCTTTATAGGTCAGGTTGTTGGTCGGGTTGAACAGGGCCGCACGCACATCAGCGAGACGTTGACGGACATCAGCATCGGTCACGGCAGTTACCACCTGCTCCAAGTCGCCGATGGTCTTGGTTTCCATGAAGAGTTGCGTTACACCATATGCGGCTTGCTTGATGCGGAGTGGAAAGCCCATCATGGTCGGTGAGACGGATACTTTTTGCACGTCGGGACGGCTAAACTCGTCGCCTTCCTGCATCTGTACTTCGTCGTTGCTGCCCCAGGTCAAAAACCGCTCTTGTGTTGGCTCTAACAGGTCGCTATTGAGTTCATCCCACAAGGTGTTATGGGTTTGAAGGTAGACTTGCAACTGCTCATAGAGCGTTTGGGGGTCATACAATCCGATGTAGTCATTGGCGGCTGCTCTGCGTCCACCAATCGTATCAAAGATACTAAGTGTTCCGAAAGCCATCAGGCTTTACTCCTTTCTTGAGAAAGCCTTACCAGCTTCGTTTGAGGTCAATACGTGTCGTGTCAATCACACGTCCAATCGGTGCCGTTCCACCTGTGGTTGCAACGGTAGACAAGCCACCTGCGACGGTATCGAGGTAGACAAAAGAGCCAGGGGTGAGACCAGTGCCATAGCGGAAACGCACACCGTAGTAAAGTGTGACCGCTTCACCTGCGGGGACATCGCCAGCGGCAAATCCATCAACGACGGCGGCGGCATTGGCAGCCGTGCCGTTAGACTGATAGACCTTGCCATCAGAGGAGCTAATGTAACATGCGTCACCTGCGTAAAGCTGTGCGCCTGCGTAGAGGCCAGAGACGGAGTGCTCGGCGTCAGGTGCAGGGGTTGAGATGCTCACGGTGCCGCTCTTGGATATAGAGGCCATGAATATTCCTTCAATCATCCTCTGCCTAATGTCTCTCGAAAGGCACTAAGCACAAGATACTAAAAGACGATAAAGGTGTTATGCGCTGTACTTGCTGGATGCACGTAAACGCTGTTCAAATGTTCTACGGATATCGTCGGGTGTTTGCTGTCCAGCAGGTTTCGGGCTAGGGCTGTTTCCAGGTTGCGAACCGCGTTGTTGTGTCTGCATTTCGTTGACCACAAGCTGTAAGTCAGCGACCTGCTTGATACGCGCTTTCATCGGTAAATCTTTGGTCGGAGCGAGCAACTTTTTTACAGAGTCGGGCCAGTCTTTAGTGTCTAATTTGAGACGTTCATTCCACAATTCGACAAGCTCTTCGTGCTCTGCTACTTTCGGCTCTAACTCTTCGATACGCGCTTTGTGCTGTTCTGCAAGTTTCTGGAAGTCACCCTGCTCTTTTAAGCGTTGCTCTTCGCGCTGTTGCTGCTCGTCCTCAAATCTCTTGAGTTTGACGCGCTTCTCAGCAGCATCGGCATTCGCTTTTCTCAGCTTCTCTTCAAGCTGCTCATAGGTGAGTTTGTTCCTAGTGGTCTCATTCGAGTCCTGCTCGCTTGAGTTCTTGGAGTCCTGCTCCTGGGGGTCTACTGTTTTCGAGTCCTGCTCTTGCTCAGTAGTATTGTTCTTATCCATATCATACTCCTTCTACAAACGGTGTCAAGCATTCTTTTTGTTGTAAAGCCAACTGCTTTTTTCGCTTTAGTGTCTCGCTAATTCTGATACGTCGCTCTTCTGGACAAGGAATCCCTTTGTTATATGAAGGTTTACCCTTACGAGCTTCACTGATTTTACGCTTGTGCTCCTCTGAAATGACTTTCCCTTTATTGCCCTCGCTCATCTTCCGTAAAGTTTCC